ACAGCTTCTGGACTTTCTGGTTCTATTTTACCTCCACTACCATATAGATTTAAGTGCACAAGAGGTCAAGTGGATTCATCTCCGGCATTTGCTGGTGATCCAGGCAAAAACGAGAGAGCAGATTCAAGACTTTATTGGGGAACAATGCCCACGCGTTTACCTCTCACAGCTTCAGTAACTCACGCTACTTATGATGCTAATATCGGAAGCTTAACCAACAACTTGGTTAAGGGATATACAACATTCCAGGGGATTGTGAAACTAGACAACTTAGTTACTGGCTCTGGTGCAGATGCGTTTAATAATAACAAGTTTACTCTTGCTAGAGTAGCTCTTTATAACACTGAGACAAACTTGAGCAAAATTACTGGCTCTGCCAATGAGCACATGCTCGATGCTGCGTATATTAGAAACGGAATTTATAGTTCTACTGATTATACACTTAGTGATGGCGTCAGGTCTGGAAGACTTACTTTGGCGACTTTAATAAATTCTAGTTCTATTAAGTTTAACCGGTTCCAAGATTACGCGAAGTTTACTCTTCCGTTCTATGGCGGTTTTGATGGACTAAACGTTTTAAATAAAGCTAACGCGCTTATGAATGATAGAGCAGCCTCTACAGATCCAAAAGGTCTTGCTGGGGATGATCCACCGGGCGGTGGACTCGGTCTTGGCGGAACAGCTGGAAACGGATCAATGTCTGGGCTGGGACGCCAAAACAACGTAGTTTTCTCTTACAGAAAAGCTGTAGAGATTATGACTGATCCAATGATAGTCAACACTAATCTTCTTGCGGTACCAGGCATAAGAGATCCATTCATTACTGATCTTGCTGCTGATAGAACTAGAGATTATTCAATGGCTATGTATGTTATGGACATTCAGCAGTACGACGAAGATGAAAATAGACTGTTTGATTCTGACACTGCGAAGCGAGATGTAAGAGAAACTGCCGAGCAGTTTGAAGGCCGTAGAGTTAATAACAACTATGCTGCGACTTACTTCCCCGACGTATATATCGATGACCCAGTTAATAATAAGAGTGTTTTAGTTCCTTCATCTGTAGTTGCTATGGGGGCTTTGGGTTATAACGACACTGTAGCATATCCTTGGTTCGCGCCTGCTGGATTTAACCGCGGATCATTAGACAACGTTAGAAATACTGCGGTGAGATTAACTGCTGGAGATAGAGATGAGCTATATGATGCTAGAGTTAATCCTATAGCTAATTTTCCAAATGGCGGATTCGTCATCTTCGGCCAAAAGACCCTGCAGATCAACAAGAGTGCGCTTGACAGGGTAAACGTTCGAAGAATGTTACTTGAAGTCAAGAGATTAGTGGTTCAAGTAGCAGATAGACTGTTATTCGAACCAAACACACCGGCAACAAGATCGAGATTTATTTCTCAAGTTGCACCAATTTTAGCACTAGTTCAATCACAGGCAGGTATAGAGAAGTTTTCTGTGGTCATGGACGACACAAACAATTCGCCACAAGATGTAGAGCAAAATAAACTGAATGGTAGAATAGTGGTTGTTCCCACTCGTTCTGTTGAATTCATTGCTATTGACTTTATTATCACAAATAGTGGCGTATTGTTCATGTAATGAATAGTTACTTGTAAGAGAAATTTTAGGAGCACAAATAAATGGCTGAATTAACTTTTAAAAGTCCGGGAGTTGCAACAAGGGAGATTGACCTTTCAGGTCCGACTAGTGTTGCCCCTCAAGGTACCCCAGCTGGAATAATCGCTACGGCAAATCAAGGTCGAGCTTTTGTTCCAGTGACAGTTGCTACTTACCAAGATTTCATCGCAACATTCGGAGCTTCCGATGGCGAGAAATTTGGACCGTTAGCTATGAACGAATGGATGAGAAATGCAAAGGCGGGTACTTATCTAAGAGTTCTCGGCGTTGGCGATGGAAAAAAGAGAATTACATCGCAAACAACAGATGCTGGTGGTTACGACATTTATCCTGGAGCAGTAAAAAATGCAGGATTTATTGTAGGGACCAAACAATTAAACGATAAAGGATACCTCAACACTAACGTTTATGCTTACGACTATGGTGTAGCTGGCGGAACATATATGTTTGGCGCACTAATGTCTGAATCTGCAGGAAGTACAATATTTTCCGATGCGGGTTTGCAGAGCAAAAATTATTCGTGGATTGGATATGGCGCAAAAGCAGTTCCAATTTTAAGAGCTGTTTTAATGGTTGCATCTGGTGTTACTTTAGGACTTTCTGGCAACTTAGTTAAAGGGCCGGGCGCTGGAGTTGTAACAGCTTCTGCCACAGGAACAAAGGGAATATTAAGCTCTGCGTTTGACGGCGGTGCAAGTTGGGGAGAGCTAGATCTTACCTCGGCAAACCACTACAACTTTACAATGCTGTTAAACGGGCACAAGAACACCTCGGCTTATCCAAATACAATTACAGCTTCTATGTCTCCTTGGAGCCCTTCATATTTTACAAATGTATTCAACACAGATCCAACTAAACTACAGCAAGCTGGATATTATATGTACACGCATTATGATATTGCTCCAACTCTTGCGGTTGTTACTGGTACCGGAGTAGTTTCAGTCAATGCTTGGACCGGATCTTATGCAGCTTCGAACTATGAGCCCTGCTTATTCGTTCTAACAGCTTCTGATGGAGTTAACCAAGGAACGACTACTAAACCTAATTACGAAAACTTCTCTGACAGGTTCCGAACAGCTTTCTCTCCTTGGGCAATATCTCAGAAATTCGGTGGAAAATATAAAAACTTGTTTAGATTCCACTGCTTAGATGACGGCCAATATCCAAACACTTTAACAAAAGTTTCTATTAGTAATTTTAAAAAGGGTGCCACTGAAGAAAATTATGGAACTTTCGATGTAGAAATTAGGGCTTTCGGAGACACCGACGCTGAAAAACAAGTTTTAGAATCCTACCTTGGAGTTAATTTAGATCCAACTTCTGATGATTACATTGCAAGAAGAATTGGAAATGTCCACCAATACTTTGATTTTGACCACAAGGTCGCAAGTCAAAAATTGGTAATTGAAGGCATTCATCCAAACATGAGTAAATACGTTAGGGTAGAAGTGCACAACGAAGTAGATGTTCAAAATACTCCGGTCACTTCCTTACCGATAGGATATCGTGGTCCTTATCACTTAGTTACATCTGGTTCAGACATATTCTCAGATCCAGGTTATCCTGCAATGAATACTATTACAGGCTCAGCTGCTGACGCTGACGGTAGTGGGGTCATGGCCCAAGGAACTGTAATCGCGCAATCAACTTGGGGCGAAAGAATGGTAGAACCCCCTATCCCTTATAGACTTTGTATCTCAAACAACACAGGAGATAAAAGAACGGCTAATAGCTCTTATTATTGGGGTGTCCAGTTTACTAAGCAAGATAGGATTTATGAAAAAGGCCCTAACGCTAGTAACGTTTTGGAAGAGTCATTAGCTTCTTATACTAAATACTTTCCTCGGTTCGCCACCGGCCAACGACACGTTTCAGTCGGGAATAACGCCGGAGCTTTAGACGCTAGTGGAACCGTATTAGACTCAGATAAATTTAATAACAATATCTTCACGCTCGAAAGAGTTCAAGTTCACACTAAATCTTCAGAAGACAAAGTAGATTCTAAAGAGTGGGCATTCTCAGTCTATAGAAGATCAGGGGTGTTAAGTTCTTCACTTCTAAAGAGCGATGGAACTTATTCAACTGGTCGCTTCTTAAATGTCGATAAAGACTTTGGAGATGTAGCTTCTCGCAAATACATGAAATTTACGATGTTTATGCAGGGAGGATTTGACGGCGTTAATATCTTCGATGAAGATAAAGCTAAGCTTAATAATGCTGCTGCATCCCGCGAGATGGATGATGAGAACCAAGGCTACGCGCAAGGTCCAACAGTTGCAACTTACATGAAAGCTATCGATGTAATGTCTGAAAAATCAGATGCTGATATTATGCTCTTAGCTATTCCTGGAATCCGCGAGACAAAAATTACTGATCACGCACTAGACAGAACTGAAGAGCGTTTCGATGCTATGTACGTCATGGATATTGAAGAAAGAGACACTCAGAATAATGTAGTAACTGGATCTCTAGAGATAATTGGTGTTAATAACACTGTTACTAATTTTAAATCTAGAAATCTTGATAGCTCATTTGGAGCTGCTTACTTCCCAGACACCTATATTACTGATCCAGCGACTGGAACCAATGTAAGGTGTCCACCATCAGTTTCAGTTTTAGGAGCTATGTCGTTAAACGATGCAGTTGCATATCCATGGTATGCTCCAGCAGGATTTACTCGAGGCGCTCTGTCTACTACTCTTTGGGCTCACGTCCAGTTGAGTCGAGCTAATTTAGACACACTTTATGATGCTGATATTAACCCAATAACAAACTTCCCAACTTCTAACGGGGTCGTAGTATTCGGTCAAAAGACAATACTCCGGTCTGCTAGCGCTTTGGATAGAGTAAACGTTAGAAGGCTTCTTATCGATATTCGTAGAAAAGTTAGAAAAATTGCAGATACTTTCCTCTTTGAGCCTAACCGAGAAGATACTCTTGCTAGATTCTCTGCTTCAGTAACGCCTGTTCTTACAAGAATTCAGCAACAGCAGGGTCTCGATAGGTTCAAGGTCTTAATTGACACCACAACCACCACCCAGGCTGATGTAGAAAATAATACTATTAGAGGAAAAATATTCTTGCAGCCCACTCGCTCTGTCGAGTTCATATCTCTTGATTTCGTTGTTACAAATAATGGGACAGAGATTTAGTTTGCGTAATACTTAGTTTATACCATAGGAGAAAAAGAAAATGGCCGAAACTCTCGCAGTTCAAGACATGCTTCCAAATAAATTTGAGCCAAAAAGAAAATTTAGATGGATATTTGCTATCGAAGGAATCGATGCTTTCTTAATGAAGGCAGCGGCTCGCCCCAACGTTACAATTTCTGAACAGGAATTGCACTTCATTAATTCACGGAGATACCTTGCTGGTAAGATGAATTATGATCCAATCAGTGTTACCCTTTATGATCCAATTGCTCCATCTGGAGCTCAACAGGTCATGGAGTGGGTTCGTACACATTCAGAATCTGTTTCTGGTAGATCTGGTTATGCTGATTTCTATAAAAGAGATTGCCAGCTTAAAATGCTAGATCCAGTAGGAACAGTAGTGGAGCTCTGGGATCTTAAGGGATGCTTTTTAACTAATGCTAACTTTAACGATCTAGATTATACAGCTGAAGATCCAACCGAAATTGCTTTGACGATTAGATTCGACAATTGCGTACTTCAATACTGATATTTTCTCCATTTTCTTTTTAGTTTTGAACTGCTTAGCAGCTCCGTTTAACGACGGAGCTGTTTTATTTTACATTTGCTGAAATTGGTAAAAATTACAGTAAGATCTTTATTTAGGAGATTAAATGTCTGATAACAGTGATAGAGCAAAAAGAAACGAAGTTTTCGGATCTGGCAACGGACCTACTGGTCACGCTCCCGGCATGCCGACTAGAAATGTAATGAAAGACGATTTTGGCTTGGATATTCCAGTCGACATCGTTCCATTGCCTTCGAAGGGGGTAGTCTACCCAGTAGATTCTGCGATGTATGGAAAGGAAACAGTTTCCATCAGAGCAATGACAGCTAGAGAAGAAGATATTTTAACTTCTAGAGCTCTTATTAAAAATGGAACGGTTATTTCCGAGCTTCTAAAGTCCTGTATTGTTGACGAAGGCTTCGAGCCTATGAATATGTTAACTGGCGACCGGAATGCCCTGATGACAGCTCTGAGGATCACGGGCTATGGTGCTGAGTATAGTGTGGAAGTTAATTGTCCAGCATGTAGTGAAAGATCTAAACAAGATTTTAATCTTGCAGAACTTCCAGTCAAAAGATTAGAAATAAATCCAGTTTCCGATGGCGCTAATTTGTTCGAAGTTGATTTACCGGTAACTAAGAAAACAGCACGGTTTAAGTTTTTAATAGGCTCTGATGAGCAAGAAATATCTACTGTTTCTGAAAGAAGAAAGAAGGCGGGTCAGAGAACTGATAATTTAGTTACGACAAGACTTCAATATTCTCTAGTTTCTATTGGCGGTATTACCGATAAATCTAAGCTTAATATTTTTATTAGAAGCATGCCAGCTAAAGACTCTCTTTTCTTGAGAAGATATATTGATGCTAACGAACCAGGAATAGAAATGAAGGCTTGGATGGAATGCCCATCTTGTTTTGAGTCTTCGGAGGTAAAAATGCCGCTTGGCGCAAGCTTTTTTTGGCCTGAATCCTGAAGATAAAAAAGTGTTTTTAGAACACACTTTCTTGCTTATGTATTATAGCGGTTTTTCTTACATTGAGTGCTATAATATGCCGATATGGCAGAGGGTGTGGTTTATTAATCGAATTAATGAAGAAATAAAGAAATCGCAAGGTCAGTCTCACGCCGCGCATCACAACGATCCTCAAACAAGAGCCATGATGAATCGAGCTCGATCAAATGTGCCCAGTAAATTAAGAAGATTTACTTGATGGGTAATAGTTATATTGAGAGGCGCAAAATGTCAAAGAAAAACAATGCTGGTGAGAAAAAATTATTCGCAGCTTCAGCTGCTTATATTTTGGGTTTGGGTCCCGTTCAAACGATACGTGGAACCCCAGTCCAAGTAGAAGCTTATAAAAAAACAATAGCAGCCTCTAGAAATCTTTACGAAGCTTTAGAGATAAGTGAAGACTCAAGTGCAGTTTTGGCTTTAATTGAAGAAAAGAATAAGAAAGCAAGAGACTTATATAACAAAACGGGCATTCGCTGGCCATTTTAGTTTACTACAGCTTCAGATTTAACACCATAAATTTCTGGAGAAGATATTTATTACATAAGTCGTAAAATTGCATGTAGAGAATATTAATGGCCAATGACGATCAGCACCAGTTAGACATCCAATCACAGATAAATAAAGTTATCGAAGCTCGTGCTGCGCTAATGAAAAATGTGACTTCTGAAATAAGCGCGCAAGTTTCAATGGCCCAGGAATTATGCAAGGCTTTAGATTGCGAAGATCTCGAAGGCATGCAAGAGAGGATGGATGGTTTCCACGAAGCTCTTAATAGAGCGGGAGATTCTGCTAGGGATATGGATTCAACCCTAGTTGACATCGGCGAAGCCGCGGAGGATTCTGCCAGCTCAGCGAATAATTTAGTTAGTGAATTAGCAGATATTGCTCCAAAAGCCACGGGCGCCGTTGGGGCGATGAATGCGTTTAAGGGCGTAAAAACTTCTCTCCATGGCCTTTGGGATACTGTTAGTGGATTAGGCAGTTCTTTGATGAATATTGGCGGCGCTATAATGGGCGCTGTTTCTGCTGGAATAGGTTTTTTAGCTGATAAAGCTATGCAGGCTGGAAATGCTAATGTTGGCTTTGCTAACGCAATGAACAAACTAAATGCCGCGTTTGGGGAATCTTCAGCGCAAGCAAAAAATGTGCGCGGAGCTTTTGATAATATAAAATCTGGCTCCAACGCAATGGGAGAGGCTGGAGTTTCTCTCACGGCCATTTATGGCCGAGGCCCAGATGGTATGGCTGCAGCCTTAGAAGATATAACTGAACTAGCTAAAGAGATGGGAACTGAGTTCAACAAGCTAGGCGACGACTTTGAAAAAAATGCTGGCCAGTATATGCTTGCTTATAAGGGCTTGGGACTCTCGGCCGAAGCTTTAGCAAATATAAACAAAGAAGCCATGGCTGGTGGAAAAAAGACTTCCGATGTTTTAAAGATGCAGGCAAAGATGGTGGGTCATCTCTCTAAAGAGTATGGCGTATCCGTCAAGCAGATGGGAAAGAATTTGTCCGAAATGGCAGAGGCACATGAGACATTCGGAGGAATGTCTCAAAAGCAGTTAACTGCGACTGCAGCTTTTGCTGCGAAGCTTGGTGTTGAGATTAAATCCCTGGCAAGCGTTACTAAAAAATGGGACGATTTTGCCAGTGCGGCGGAAGGAGCTTCTGAATTGGCAGCCAGCTTTGGCATGGCTATTGACACTATGGATATGATGAATGCGGATCCAGCTGAGAAAATAGGGATGCTCAGAGACAGTTTCCACGCAGCAGGAAAATCTTTCGCAGATATGTCCAGGCAAGAAAAGGCCAGGTTGGCAGAGCTTTCAGGCGGACTCTCAACTAAAGAACTCGAGACAATGTTAGATCCAGCTAATGCTGGTTTATCTTTTGATGAGCTCGAAGCCGCAGCTCAAGATGCTGCCGATGGAGCAATCACTCAAGAAGAAGCCAATGTGATGTTAGCTAAATCTATTGAAAAGCTTACGGAAGCTTTTGGTGGAATGACAAACGTTGGCGGACCGCTAGATGCGTTTTTGCAGGGTGTAACTCAGGGAATAATGAAGTCTCCACAAATGAGAGAGATTTTAAATAATTTCCGAGAAGTCTTAATGACTATCTACAACGCTGGAAAAGAAGTCGGTAAAATGTTCATGGAGCTCTTTCCCGGAATGGAACAGTTTGCGGGTGGTTTTGCTGAGCTTCTTAATCCTGAACAATGGAAAGCCATGATGGGAGATGTCGTTGAAGCTTTTAGAGAGTTCTTTATTCTGTTAGAGACAGATCCAGAAGCTGCAATGGATAACTTGATAGAAAAAATTAAAACTATTTTTACTGACTTTTTTGCTGGTAACGAAGGCTCTAGCATGATGCAAGAAGGTCTACAAAAAATGTGGGGGGCTATCCAGGGTATTGTTGGTTGGCTAGCCAAAAAATTAGCTGAATTTATGGCGCAAATATTTGATGCTCTTATGAAGAGCGCGCTGTTTAAGAAAGCTGCAACTGCTCTTGGTATGTTTGTCGGCGCCAGATTTGCTCTTGGTTTAGCAATGGCTGCTGGGCAAGCAATGTTTGTCGAGTGGTTAAAGAATAAGTTTTTTCCAAAAGGTGCGGCTGATAAGATTGCTAAGACAGCTGGTAAAGGTGTTGGCGGCGCAGTCGGTGAAGGCGCAGAAGACGGAGTCAGGTCTAATAAAGGAATAATAGAAGCTCTAAAGGAAATTACTGAGAAAGACATCAAAAAAGCTTTTAAAATTGGAATGTATTTAGTCGCGTTCGTTTCTATAGCTATGGTAGCGTTGGCTGGAGCTTTCTTTTTGGTATCTAAAATATTAGGTGCTCTTTCAGTAGAAGAAATGGTGAAGGGCATAGTAGGATTAGCTTCGGCATTAGGTGCAACTTGGGTAATGATTCAATTTGCTAAAATGATGAAGAAAGCTGATATCATGAAAGCTTCTATGGGTATGTTGGCCGCGGCGGGAATGTTTTTGGTATCTGGTTATTTATATGCTACAGGCTTAAAACTTATGCACGGTGTTCTCGAGGGCATTCCGTTGTTGCGAATGGTAGAGGTTATGGCTATGCTTGGTATGGCTCTGCTAGCAACTTGGGGTATGATCCTTTTGGGTTCTTTGCTGGTAGCCGATGGTGGAGTCATGATGGCCATGACAGCTCTCGGAATGCTCGCTGCTGGATTATTGTTCTTGATTACTGCTCCAATATTCGGTGCTGGCTTAGTGGCTTTACACGATACCATGGCCGGTATTGATCTCATGAGAATGATCGAAGTCATGGCGATGTTGGGAATGGCACTATTAGCAACTTGGGGGATGGTTATGGTTGGAGCTACATTAGGCTCTTCTCTCGTAGCCATCGGCCTTGCATTAATTGGTAGTTTGGCTGCTGGCGCTTTGTTTGTAGTCATGTCAACAGTTCTAGGCGCTGCGATGATAGAGTTTTATAATGCAATGTCTGGTATAGACGCAACAAGAATGATTCTTCTTTTATCAGCAATGGGTCAAGTTCTGCTAATGGTTACTTTGTTCATGCCAATTGCCGCTGCTTTAGGCTTGGTAGCCATGGCTTCTTTTGGAATGGGGATCGCTGTTGTGAAAAAAGGATTTAAAGTTATTGGAGAACTTGCTTCCTCGATGGCTGAATCGTTAGTTCCAGCTATAGAAACAATAGGCGCCATGCGAATCGGAGATCCAACCGCTTTTGAGAAAAAGATGGATGCTATTTTTCAAATTATTGAAGCTACTGAAAAATTCGGAGATATGGCAATAAAAATTGCTGTATTAGATACCATAGCAACGGCCGAAGGCGGCGAAGCTGGAGCGATACTAGAGGGAGCAGCTTCGTTTATAGATTCAATGCTTGGCGGTATGGTCGATCTAATAGATGCCATGGTGTTGATGACAAACTTAATAGGCGAAGATGATATAGGAAAACTTGGTGCAATGGGCAGTCTTATAGCCTCAATATCGACTTTAATGACATCACTTCAGCCTCCACCCGCTTTACTTGAAGCTATGAAACCATCATATAGTGTTGGAATGCTTGGAGTGTCAAGGCAAGCTCCAGACGTGGCGGGAATTATGGGAGCCTATGGTGGCGCAGTAGTACGAATCATGAAGACTATGACAAAGCACTTACCGCCAATGCTTAAATCTATTATGGAGCTTGATCTAGGCGAAGACCCCTGTAAAGCAATACAAAAAATGCAAGCCATCGCTATTGCAATAGACGCAATAGGCAAGATGGCAGCTACTATGGGTGGTATGGCAGCTGAAATGATGTGCATCCATGAAAATCAGCGCCATTGGTATAGTAATGATGCTAGTATGACTGATACTATGAAAACTTATAATGGCGCGATTGTATCTATTATGAAATCCATGAAACAGCACATTCCAGAAATGCTAGAAGTAGTTATCGAAGCTGCTAAAAAGATAGACAATCCAGAAAAAGCATTGAAAAGCATGGAAGTTGTATCTAAAGCTCTTACTGCTGTTGGGTCTTTTGCTTCAGGGATAGGATCAATCGCTTCTTTAATACCAGAAGATGATTCTTGGAACCCATTCGCCGATGATCCAGATAGGGCGGCTCAGTTGACCAACGATATAAGAGACATAGTTGATGCTGTTAAAGACGCCATACCTGGATTAGTTGAGGCTTTATTAAGTGTAGAGATTGGAAATCCCCAAGCTGCAATGGGCAAATTAGAAGTAGTAAGTGCTGTCTTAGAAAGAGTGGCTCAGTTTGGAAGAGTTATAAAAGGCATCGGTGGAGATATGGGCGATGCAGGAGGAGCATTAGCTTTTGCCGCTGATGCAACTAACGCATTTGATATAGTGACAACCATTATTACAGGCCACGGAAAGTCTATGGAAGGCAAGTCTAGCATGCGGGATCTGGTGACAGCTATTAATGATCTTCCAATTAGTAGAAGTACGGGCACAAACTTAGAAATCGCTGGTCAAATGATTGAACACGTTGCGCAATTTATAAATCACTCAACAGCGATAATGGAGACAATTAGTGGCACATCATCTTTGGCAATTGGCACTGCTGTTGGCACCGCAGTAGATGCTTATAATGCAGTTTCTCAAGAACTAACAAGAATAGACCCCATAAACATTGACGCTATTATGTCTGCAGTTGAAACAGGGCTGCAAGTCAACAGAGATCAGATTACAGTCCAAGATAATGGGCTTACAATTCAGTTAAGCCTTAACGTTACTATGGAAGCTGACGACTTAGCAGAAGTGCTAGTTGAAAAGAAACTTGTTGTAGCCGGAACAGGCATGGAAAATCAAAACCCAAACTAGAGAGGAAATAAGTGAGTAAAGACGATAAAAAAGAAGATGCATTTACGGAAGAGCAGTTAAAAGACGTAAATCAAAAATTGAATGAC